TAGGAGCTCCAATTCGCAACGGAGAAATCAAGCATACGGGTATGATACCATTCCTGAAGAAATGGTTCGCAGATTTACGCAGTTGTAGCCAAGGCGGTATTCGTAATGCTAGTTGTACAGTGACTTTTCCTATTTGGCACTATCAGTTTGAAGACCTTATTGTGTTAAAAAACAATCAAGGTACTGAAGAAACTCGTGTACGCCAAATGGATTATTCAGTAGTTGTTGGTAAGATTTTTTGGAATCGTTATAAGAATAATCAAACTATTACTCTATTCGATCCACATGAAGTTCCAGACCTATATGAAGCCTATTACCGTAACACAGAAGAGTTTGAACAACTTTATTTGAATTATGAAAAACATCCGACAATTAAAAAGAAAGTCGTATCGGCAGATGAGATATTCAAAAACGGTATCCTTAAAGAAAGGACTGATACGGGGCGCATATATCTTGTCAATGTCGACAACGTCATTGCACAGGGCCCATTTGATACAACAACAGATCCAATATATCAATCCAATCTATGCCAAGAGATACTTTTACCCACCCGTCCTTTCCAGAGAATTGAAGATCCAGAGGGACGAATTGCTCTTTGCACTCTTGGCTCAATCAACTGGGGTGCCTTCCGTAACCCTCAGGAGATGAGAAAGGCCTGTCGTGTACTAGTACGCAGTTTGAGTAACTTACTAAACTACCAAGACTTCTTGAGTGTACAAAGCAAGTTGGCCAATCAAGACTTTGAACCCTTGGGTGTTGGTATTACCAATCTAGCCTATTGGCATGCTCGTCGTAGTTACAAATACGGCACACAGGAAGCACTAGCCGAAGTTAAACGTTGGATGGAACACCAAGCATACTATTTGACTGAAATGAGTGTTGAGCTGGCCAAAGAACGTGGTGCTTGTGAGCGTAGTCAACATACATATTATGGTCGAGGCATCTTCCCATGGGAACGCCGTGCCGCAGGTGTTAATGAATTAACAGACTTTACCCCAAGTTTAGATTGGGAACCTTTGCGTGTCAACATGTTACAGTATGGTATTCGTAATGCCACATTGATGGCAGTGGCACCGGTTGAGTCTAGTTCAGTTGTACTCAATTCTACAAACGGTATTGAAATGCCTATGGAGTTGATCAGTGTTAAGGAATCGAAAGCTGGCAGTTTTGTGCAAGTAGTTCCTGAATATCGTAGATTAAAGAACCGCTACCAACTAATGTGGGAGCAGACTGATTGTGTTGATTACTTGAAGACTGCTGCCGTGTTGGCTGCTTATATTGATCAATCATTGAGTACAAACACTTTCTACAGTCCTAAACATTTTAAAGATGGTAAAGTACCTGCTACACTAGTTGCGAAGAATTTGATGCTAGGTGTTAAGTGGGGATTGAAAACCATGTACTATAGCCTAATTGATAAAGTTGGTGCTAAAAACATTTTAAATACTCAAAGTGATAGATTAATTACAGTTGAACCTGTTACAGTATATGCTGAATTAGAAGATGATTGTGAGGCTTGCAAATTATGAGTAAAGAACAATATAACTTATCAGTAGCACCAAACTATCTAAAACGTCGAATGTTTTTGGATGGCGCAGTTACGGTACAACGTTTTGAAGAATTTCGTTATCCCAAAGTGGCCAAGTTTGAAGAAATGCAACGTGGATTCTTTTGGGTTCCTGAAGAAGTCAGTCTTACCAAAGACAAGATGGATCATAAAGATGCCAGCGATGCTGTTAAGCACATTTTCACTAGCAATTTATTAAGACAAACTGCTTTGGATAGTATTCAGGGTCGTGCTCCAAATCAAATCTTTAGCCCCGTGGTCAGTGTACCAGAAATGGAAGCGCTTGTTGGTATTTGGTCGTTTTTTGAAACAAACATTCACAGTAAATCATACAGTCATATTATTCGTAATGTGTATGGCGTGCCTAAAGAAGAATTCAATAAGATTCACGACACAGAAGAAATCGTCAGTATGGCTGCTAATGTTGGTCGTTATTATGAAGAACTACATATTATCAACTGTCGTAAAGAGTTAGGCGAAGAAATTGCTATTCGTGATCACAAGCGAGCAATTTGGATGGCGCTTCACGCTAGTTATGCATTAGAGGCTTTACGTTTTATGGTAAGTTTTGCCACAAGTTTGGCCATGGTGGAAAATAAAATCTACATTGGTAACGGCAACATTATTAGTTTGATTTTACAAGACGAATTATTACACGCAGAATGGACTGCTTGGATCATTAACCAATGTGCCAAGGATGATGCTGACTTTGCGGAACTAGAAAAAGAATGTGCCGCAGAAGTCTATGCTATGTATTTGGATGTTATCCGTGAAGAAAAGGCTTGGGCTGAATATTTGTTCAAGAAAGGTCCAGTGATTGGTCTTAATGCTACTATTCTTAAAGACTTTGTTGACTACACAGCTTTTACACGTTTGAAAGATATCGGTATCAAATATTTAGAAGAACATCCTAAAACTAGCCCAATACCGTGGTTTAATAAGCATACCAGCATTGGAAAAAAGCAGTCAGCTCTACAAGAAACAGAATCTACTAACTATGTGATCGGGATTATGGGGGGAGATGTTGATTTAGAAACCCTTCCTGACTTATAATCTATTCTTACTTTCTTTAGATCGAACAGTAACAAAATTCCATTCTGACATAGGAATTTTATTCTTTGTCATTAATAGTTTGTATTGATTATATTCATCAGTGGGGATTCTTTTAGTGATGCCATCTTTATAAATTACTCCAATAGAGCCTTTATTAAGTTTACCAGAAATAGCTCCTCCTTTTTTACCGCCGATGCTACCTGCTCTTGCTCCGTATCCTAATTGGAATCCTAATCTATTTTGAGATTTTTGTTTGGCAGCAGTAATTTTTTGTTGGAACGAACTTCCTTGTCCTCCCTCTGTTCGATTTCTTAATATTCCTGTCCCCATATCCTTACGACCATACCATCTTATAAGACGTCGTTCGATGGCAAAAGCACCAAGTTCAGTTAAATTATTTTCTACAATAATGATATTATTTCTATCGGGAGGAATGTTTACACTATGTTTTTCTAAATAGCGTCTCCCAGATCCTTTACCGATATAGTAAGGTGTGCCATCTTTTCTCAAGTAGGCATAGACATAGAAGTGTAAATACATTGCTGATGCTCCTCATAGCGTTAGAGTAGTTGGATATGTCCAGTATCGCGAACTACACTAATATTTATGTTGACATTAAAATTTTAATTAAGTAAACTTATATAAAGGAAAATAAAAAATGACTAAAGCAATTGTATGGAGTAAGTACCACTGCCCTTATTGCGATCAAGCAAAGGCATTACTAAATCAACGTGGAATTCCTTTTGAGGAGCGTAAGATTGGTGACGGATATACCAAAGAAGAATTGTTAGAAGCTGTTCCTACTGCTCGTACCGTTCCTCAAATTATTATCAATAACAACTTGATTGGCGGCTTTACCGAACTCAAAAAATATCTTGAGGAAACGGCAGGCGGGTATGGCGACTAACGAAGAACTTGATAAAATTAAACAGGCATTGGAAGGTGTAAAATCTTCCGAAATGGAATTTGATAACAAACCATCAATTGGCATTATTGCACAAGAGATCGGTGAATTTTCAGGATTTGAAAGTCAAACTATTCCAGCATTAACTACAATAGACATTAGTAGTTTATCCAGTTTATGGAATCCACCTAGTGGTAATATTACTATTAGTGCGCCAAATGCTGGATCAATATTAACCAGTGCTGGTGCTAACGGTGCTGCTTGGTCTACAGGCAACACATATTCTATTCATTCAACAAATCCAAAGAGTTCTTTGGAAGTCAGCGGCGATGCTAACTTTGACGGCGATATCAAGTGGAAGGGTCGTAGCCTAGGCGACATGTTGGAAACTATCGAAAATCGCTTGGCCATACTTGTTCCTGATCCAGAAAAATTAGAACACTTTGAAGCATTGAAAAAAGCCTACGAACATTACAAAACTTTAGAAGCATTATGTACAATGCCAACAAAGGATGACACAGAACACTAATACGGCCAAGGGTCGAACCAGTTATGATGTAGAAGTAGGAGGTATGATAGTTCCGTTTTTTAATAGGAACGTTACTCCCTACGCTACAGAAGCAGGCGGTCCTAAATTTGATCTAGTGCCTGTTGAAAAGCAAAAGGACGTGATGTTGAATGTAGCACGCCTACACGCTCAACAGGAATATGATCGAATAATGGATTTGGTCAAAGTGTTACAACAGCAGGCCAATCAAATCAAACGTAGACTAGAAATCACAGATGCGGTACACGCCGCCAAATATGATTTTCAAGTCGCACATGGCCACAATTATTGGTTGGTCTATGACACTAGGCATAAATTTACAAGACTATGCCTACAAGGTCCCGATGAATGGTCATCAGGTCCTCCAATAGATTATGAATATTTTGCTAGAGTTAAATACCTAGGCGATTATAGTTGGCAAGAAATAGATAAAGAAGGAAACTATGTTACTAATTAAAAAACCATACACACAGGGTGATATCGTAAGTTTAAAAGTTGTGAACGGCGATGAACTAATCGCACGTTTTGAAGAAGAAACGGATACCACAATTAAAATCAATAAGCCCTTGGCATTGACCATGGGTCCACAAGGCTTGGGCATGATCCCTTGGATGTTTTTAGGTGAGGAAGATTCTGTGACATTGAACAAGTCACATGTGTTTGCCATGTCACCTAGTAAGAAAGATGCCGCAAGTCAATACATGCAGGGTACTACTGGTATCGCATTAGCCTAATATATGACTACTACAGCAACCAACCACATTCAAGTACCAGGTACACTGGTAATTGATTTGGGTAATGCCTTGAACATGCAGGGACTTTACAAGCTAGTTCAAGATGCTTATCCATCTGATCCCTCGTTGACTGTAGTAGGCGTTTCTATTCCATTTGCTGGCATTGCTTGTAAAGATATTGGCATTATCACTCCTATTACTGATATAAAAGAAGCAGTTTCGAGATTATATGATGAATTAATGAAGTCATACTTAAAGCCTGTATATGAAATATTGATGAAAATGTTTGACATACTCAAAGCCTTTGGTTTGGGAGTATTGGATCTTACAATACCAATTCTTAATCTTCATATTAGTGATTTATTCTCTAGTGATTTATACAGTAAATTAAAATCTAGTTTAACTAATCTCTACAATAATGCCAAAGACAAGTTAAATGAATTATTAAAACTTTTAGATATACCACATCCAGTTTATAAAGACTTTAACGATCCTGAATTAGAAATCAATGAAATTGTAAAAAGAGTTAAGGTCAGCATATGGTCATTCTTTTTTAAATTAATAGATAAAATTAAAACAGCATATCAAACAGCATTAGCGGTCTACGATGCTGTTACACATCCTACAGTATTTCCTCCACCATTAAGTACTATTTGGAAAAAGGCAGTGGATGCTATTCTTTCAGAAATAGAATCTCTACTATTAAGAATGCCATCTTTACAGGATATTGAAAATGCTATTAAGGCATTGGCCAATAAAGTAAATGCGACCTATGAAGATTTAATCAATGCTGTTAAAAACTTTAAGATTAATCCTTTTGGTAAACCATTTGATTGGGAATTTCCTATTGATCCGCATGTGAATCGCCCTAATATCGATTTTGCCAAACTAGTATCAGATATTAAAATTTGGATGAATAATTTTATTGGTCAAATTATAGCAAAATTTATTCAGGCTATTGCCAAAATACTACAGTTATTTGGAATCCCAGGATTTGAATTTCCAAAAATTTCAATTCCAATTACCCTATGTGCAGTTAAAAATACTGCTTGACCTTACACACAGACTCTGTTATATTTTTAAGAAGGAGTCATCATGAGCACAGAACAAGATAAATTCAAACATAGTAAACGTCTCCAAAAAGACGAAAACGCTGTTAAAAAACAAACTAAAATTGCCAAAACTTTTGGTGTTCCTGTTGACGAGCCGCATAAGTTTGCCAAACACCATGCTATGAACTGCGGCGATCCAAAATGTATGTTATGTAGCAATCCTAGAAAAACGTTCAAAGAATTGACACAACAGGAAAAACGGCTATTCCAAGATGTTGATACTCCAAATGATCGACACAGCAACGGCTTGACACCTGAAGAAGAATAGTATACAATAAATAATTATGCTTTCGCAGGGGCGATTTTGCGTAGCAAAGGGACACAATGGCTCGGCAGAGGCTCCACACGCCCTGGGAAGTCTGTCATTTTTTGGAGTTTAATATGAAAAAAGTCACCGCATCAATGTTTTTGATTTTTGCCAGCAGTTTATGTTTGGCACAAGAAGTTGCCACAGTGGTTAATGTTCAACCACGCTATGTCACTGTTCAACAACGTCAATGTGAACAGCGTGAAGTAGTTCGTGATAACAGCCGAGGTGACACCGCAATTGGTGCTATCGCTGGTGGTGCGATTGGTAGCACATTGGGTCACAATAGCAATGATCGACTAGTTGGCGGTATTGCTGGTGCTCTTATTGGTGGTGCTATTGGTAACGAAGCTGGTCGTGATAGTGCTAGAGCAGAAGTGCGTGAAGTATGTAGATATGTTCCAGTTACCATTCAACAAGGTTCAACTGTGACTTTTAACTATCGTGGACAAGTGTTTACTCAATCATTTGGCCAATAAGGAGTCCAAGATGAAACGAGTTTTTCTAGCAGGTTTATTAGCTGTATCGGCATTGTCAGCCAGTGCTCATGAATGGCATCACGGTGGATATCATCGTGAAAGATGCTGGAGTTGTGGTGTAGCGCCGTTGGCGGCGGGAGTTATTATCGGTGCTGAATTGGCTCGTCCATATCCCTACATTGTGAACGAACCAATTTATGTTCAACCACAACCGGTATTTGTTCCACAACCGACACTGCCTCCTCCACCATATGGATATCATTATGAGCAAATTTTTGATTCGCAAATCAATGCTCAAAGAATTGTATTAGTTCCAAACTAATACGGTAGTAAGACTGTATGAAGTGAATTGAAACGGGTCTTGGACGGGAGTTCGAATCTCCCCTCCTCCACCGAAGCATATTTGTAATAGTATTTTTCGGTGGGGGAGTACATGGTTTCGACAGGGTCAAGAGTAATGAAATGGACAGTCCGGCAATGTAGAAGCCGTTAGGATTGGGGTGACCCGATC